GATAAGTTGAATATCGTTGATAAAGCTATAGCGTTTGTAAGTCCTCGTATAGCCTTGAAGCGTGAAATGGCACGTACAAGGCTATCTTTTATGAGAGATTTAAAAAACAGTGGTTATGACCAGAGTGGGGCCAGTACTCAAAAAAAGTCATTAAAAGGTTGGACAGCAGTTAGCAAAAGCCCTCAAGAGGATATAGATGCTAATCTTCATACGCTTCGGCAACGGTCAAGAGATTTATATATGTCATCTCCGTTAGGTGTGTCAGCAATCAAAATCAACCGTACCAATGTAATTGGTGGTGGTCTTAAACTTAAGGCTAAAATAGATTATGAGATATTAGGACTTACACGAGAACAGGCTGAAAGATGGGAAAAAAATACTGAGAGAGAATTTGATTTGTGGGCTCAATCAAAGTGGTGTGATGCTTTGAGACTCAGCAATTTTTATGAGCTTCAACAATTGGCTCTAATTAGCTGGTTAATGAACGGAGATGCTTGGGGGTTAATCAAATATGAAGATCCTACATCATGGATGCCATACGGCTTAAGAATACACTTGATTGAAGCCGATAGGATAAGTACTCCTGAAATGGGTCAGATAACATCGAGTTTTATAATGACAAAATCAAATACCGTAGGAGAAGCAGAGAACGGAAACACTATTTACAATGGTGTTGAAGTAGACAGTAACGGTACAGTTGTTGCTTATTATATTTGCAATCAATATCCAAATAGTAATATTAAAGGATATAAAAAAGAATGGGTAAGGGTTGAAGCTTTTGGGCAAAGAACCGGGAATCCAAATATATTGCAAATATTCGAGCAGGAACGATGCGAACAGTATAGAGGTATTCCATATCTCACACCGGTAATTGAAGCCCTCAAACAAATAACCAGATATACGGAAGCAGAATTAACAGCCGCAGTTGTGCAGGCTTTTTTTACTGCGTTTATAAAATATGAAGGTCCCAAAACTGAAATACCATTTGGTGAAGTTATTCCGGAAGAGCAACAAGTTGACCAGCCTGATCCAACTACATATGAACTTGGTGCTGGTACAATTAATGTTCTAGGACCAAACGAGGATGTTGTATTTGCTGACCCAAAAAGGCCAGGAAGTGGATTTGAAGGATTTGTAAATAATATTACAAAACAAATTGGTGCAGCTTTAGAAATACCTCATGAACTTTTAACAAAAAATTTCATGGCAAGTTACAGTGCTTCAAGAGCTGCACTTCTTGAGGCTTGGAAAGCATTTAAAATGCGTAGGACTTGGTTTAGTTCTGATTTTACTCAACCTATATATGAGCTATGGCTTGCTGAAGCTGTGGCAAGGGGGAGGATAAATGCACCTGGATTTTTCAATGATCCTATAATCAGAAAAGCATGGGCAAGAGCTGAATGGATTGGACCAGCTCAAGGTCAAATTGACCCTACAAAAGAGGTTGAGGCCGCAATAATGCGTGTAAAGCAAGGATTCTCAACTAGAGAAAGAGAGACTTATGAGCTCACAGGCGGTAATTGGGACGACAATATTGATCAGATTACAAGAGAAAATGAACTGCTTGCAAAAGCAAATTCAGTACAACAAAAGGAGGTGAATAAAGATAATGGCGAAGAAAATTAAGGTTAAAGGTCCGATAATTCCAAATGCTCATAAATGGATATATGACTGGTTTGGAATGGAGTCAACTTGTCCAAAGGATATTGAAGACGCCATAATCGAAGCAAACGGCGGAGATTTAGAAATCGAAATAAATAGTCCTGGTGGAGATGTATATACTGGTTCTGAGATATATACGTTACTAAAAGGCTATTCCGGAAAGGTAACAGGCCATGTTATGGGGGTGGCTGCAAGTGCTGCCAGTGTAATTGCAATGGCCTGTAATCCTCTAAAGATTTCTCCAACAGCACAAATTATGATACATAATGTTAGGTCAACCATATCTGGTGATCATAGAGACTTGCAACATGGAGCAGATTTTCTAAGAGGATGGGATAAGAGCATTGCTAATGCTTATATCCTTAAAACAGGCATGGACCAAAAAGAGCTGCTTAAGCTCATGGATAAAGAAACATGGTTAAATGCACAACAAGCCAAGGAAATGGGCTTTGTAGATGAAATTATGTTTGATGATGGCCAGCAACTTGTTGCATCTGCTGATGTAGGTGGAGTAATTCCTGTACAAGTCATTAATAAGTTCATTAATGAACTTGGGGGAAAGAATTTAGGTACATTATCAAATAGGCGCGAGCCTATTAATGATAATAATCAAATAAATCAAAATAAAGGAGTTGACAATAATATGACGTTAGAAGAATTGAAAAATAATAACCCGGAATTATATAATCAAATTTTCAATGCCGGAAAAGAAGCAGGCATACAGGAAGGAGCTAAACAGGAAAGAATCAGGATTCAAAAAATTGACGAAATTAGCAACAACATTGATCCGGATTTAGTGCACAAAGCTAAATACGTAGAGCCAATGAATGCTGAAACACTTGCTTTTGAAGCTATTAAGGCGGATAAAGCAAAAGGACAACAATACTTGAACAATGCTATAACTGATTCAAGTAATTCAGGTGTACAGAATGTTACAAGTTCACTGGCAGATGATAGCAAAGATGAAAAACCTAAAACAGTAAATGAGAAGTTCAAAAATATTGCTGCAAATCTTGATGCACGCAGGAGAGGAGTGAATGAATAATGGCAGGATATATGGAATTAGGGAAAATTACACCAGATAATTTGATAGGTGGTCATGAAATACCATTACTAACTACAAAAGTTACATTGTTATCTGGCCAAGGGATTCTAAAAAGAGGTTCCGTAATAGGAATAATTTCCTCATCAGGATCCAATCAGGGAAAAGGTAAGCTTTGCAATAAGAGTTCAAGTGATGGCTCCCAAGTAGCAAAATATATTCTATCCCAAGATGTGGATACTACTTCAGGAGATGCTCCTGGAATTGTGTATAAGACAGGCATTTTTAATAGAAATGCGCTGATTTGGGGAAGTGGCGACTCAGCAACATCAACTCACGAGGATGAACTTAGAGATGTTAATATTTATCTTCGTGATGAATATTTAGTACAAGGTTAAGGAGGAAGGATTATGGGCGTAACAAACGGAAATATTAATATTTATATACCAAGAACACAAGCACCGGCATTTGAAAAACGTATGCCGGTTACTACATTTTTGAGGGATACATTTTTCCCTAGTATCAGAACTTTTGTAACTGAGTCAGTAGACCTTGATTTTTATAAAGGCAGTTATTTAGTAGCTCCCTTCGTAGCTCCCAATGTTGGAGGAATTAATGTTGCTCGGTCCGGATATTCAACAAAGGTCTACACTCCTCCAAGGGTAGCTCCGCAAAGACCTATAAGCAAGGAAATACTTAATCCTAGACTACCGGGCGAAAATATTCATTCAGCCATGAGTCCTGAAGAAAGACAGGATTATTATTTACAGAAAGATGCGCAAGAAATGGATGATATGATATCTAGAAGAGAAGAGGTAATGTGTGCGCAGCTTCTGACGAACGGAATTATCAATGTTAGAGGTTATTTAGATGACAATAAACAAAACTATATTGATGATAATATTAATTTCCAGTTTACAAACAAGACTACATTAACAGGCAGTGAAAAGTGGGATTCAGATACAGCAGATAAATATGGAGATTTAGAAGCAGCAGTAATTGATATTAGAAAAGCCGGATATAATCCAAGGTATTGTGTTCTTGGTCAAAATGCATGGCAATATATCAGAAGCGATGTAACTTTCATGAATATGTTAGATGTAAGGAATTATAATTTTGGTGAAATTAATCCTCAATTAAGACTCCAAAATGGTAATGGGTATGCTTACTTAGGAAGATTACCAGAGTTAGGAATAGAACTATTAGCATACTTCGCATGGTATGCAGATGATGATGGTACTGTAAAACCTATTTTCCCTGAGGATCATGTGCTTATTGCGCCTGATACAGTTGGTGAAATGTGTTATGGTGCAATTACTCAGCTTGAGGAAGATAAGAGATATCATACATATGAGGGTACAAGAGTACCTAAGATTTTTGCAGATATTAATAATGATGTTATGACTTCAAGATTATCTTCAAGACCATTACCAAAACCGTTTGATGTTGATTCGTGGGCAGTCTTGAAGGTTCTATAAGAAGGGAGGAAATAACGGATGCTGAGAGTAAAAAGATGCAAAGTAAGAGTTAACGGCATAACTTATGCTGTTGGTGAAATTCTCCCTTCTATTCCGGAAGCTGACAAAAAGACTTTACTCAAAGATGGAATAGTTGAAGAAATTGAGGAAACTTCAACAATTGCAGAAGTTGAAAAGCCTAAAATGATGGAATCGTCAAAAAAAAATACAGAGGACAACTTAAACGAAGAGAATACAGAATCACAAACTGATATAGACGACAAAGAAATTGATGATGCAAAAAACGAAGAACTTAACATCGATTTGGATTTAGACGATGTTGTTGTAGAAGATGACAAGAAAAGTAAAAGCAAGAGGAAGTGATTTAATTGGCTTCCTTTAAGGATTATTTAGAGGCGGATTTGACCAATATTTTCTTTACCGATTTTGCAGAAACTCATACTGTAGACGGCGAAGAAATGGAAATAGTCATGGATGAAGATTTGATAAGAAAACGTATAACCAAAATAAAATCCGATATTGAAGGAATTTATGTGGCAGACGTTCTTTTTCATGTACGTAAATCTGAATTTGGCGAAAGACCAGCGATTGGTCAGATAATAAATTTAGACGGTGAGATATATAGAGTATCTGACATCCAAGAAGATAAGGGCGTGTACTCTATAAGTTTGGTGGCGAATGAATCATGATTGAAATTAATGCGAAAGTTATAAAGGATGTAGAAAGGCGTCTTGGACAATATAAGTCCAAGGCGCCGATTGTTTTGTATCTTGCATTGAATAGAGCAGCATCGAACCTAAATACCAATCTAAAAAGAGAAACAAGAAAGAGGTATGTTATTAAACAAAAGGATATTAAGCTTGCTGTTACAAAAGCATCGAGATTTAAATTGAGCGCTGTGGTAAAGTCCGAAGGCGAAAGAATACCGTTGGACAAATTTAAAGTATCACCAAATGTACCCAGACATAAAAATCCGCCAAAATCATTAAAGGTCCAAGTAAAAAAAGACGGTATAAAAGAATTGTTCCATGCTTTTGTTGTCAATATTAATGGGAATAAGGTCTTTGAGAGAAGGGGTAAAGCTCATTTACCGATTGATAAATTATTTGGACCTGCTATTCCTCAGATGATCAGAAATAAAGAAACAGTGGAATATGCTGAAAAAGAAGCTATTAAAACTTATGAAAAAAGGCTTGACCATGAAATTAAAAGAGTATTGGAGGGGAATTGATGATACCAACACTATTGCAAGATTTTTTAGTTGAAGAAATAAAAAAGCTTGATTTTAAAGGAAAAAATGTTGAAGGAAAGTTGGTTTCATTTAATGTTTACCCTCAATTTCTTCCGGCTAAAAAAGGAATAAAGGACACAGCGCATTTCCCATATGCTACTGTAATAGTTAAAGAAGGTGAAGATCCTAATGAAGTAGACCCGTACACTTGCAAAATTGTGCTAATGTTTGGTGTCTATGATACTGACGAGAATTATCAAGGATATAAAGATATTCTTAATGTGCTTCAAAAAACGTATGATCATTTGATGAGAACAAAGATATTTAAAAACTTATATTCTATTGAATATCCTATTTTTTGGGCAATTCACGAAGAGGATACATTTCCATATTTTTTTGGAGCACTTGAAACAAACTGGACAATTGCAAAAACAAGTATTGTAGATGCTCTTACTTAGAAAGGAGAGAGTTAAATGTCATATCTACATGGTATATATGTACAAGAAAATCCAACCTCTGTATTATCACCAGTAAATACTGATAGTGCTATTATTTTTGTTGTTGGAACTGCACCGATAAATTTAACCGCAAATCCATCTAGTGCTGTAAATAAGCCAATCTTAATTAGTAATTTTGCAGAAGCTCAAGAAAAACTTGGGTATTCTGATAATTTCAAAGATTATACAATTTGTCAGCTAGTTGATGCAGCTTTTAGGGTGTATAATGTTGGTCCTATAGTAGCTGTCAATGTACTTGATCCGGAAGAGCATAAAATAGTATCAACTCCACAGCTTAAGGATGTTACTAATGGACAGGTTTTTCTCCAAGAAGAAGGTATTTTGCTAGATACAATTGTTGTAAAAAATTCTACTGGAGAAACAACATATGAAAAAGGTAAAGATTATACTAGCGAATTCGACAAAGATGGATTTGTAATTATTAAGAGAGTTGCAACAGGAAGTATTCCAGCTAATGCAACGCAATTAAGTATTGGTTATAACAAGCTAGATCCATCATCAGTAACTGAGAGCGATATAATTGGAGGATATTCCGGGGGAAAATATACTGGACTTGAGAATATTACACAGGTATATCCACAATTGGGGATAGTTCCAGGGATAATTGTTATTCCTGGATGGTCGCACAAGCCAACTGTTGGTATAGCTATGACAGCAAAAACAGAAAATATCAATGGTGCATTCAAATGTGTAGCAATAAAGGATGTTGATTGTTCGCCCTCAGGTGCAGACTTATATACAGAAGTTGCGAACTGGAAGAATTCAAATAGCTATACAGACAAACATGATATTGTGGTATGGCCCAAAGTGCAAATTGGAGATAAGAAATATTACTTTAGTGCCGTTTTGGCAGCTCTGATAGCGTATACTGATGCACAAAACGACAATGTTCCATTTGTTAGTCCTAGCAATAAATCGTTGCGTATTTCTGGCACGATTCTTGAAGATGGTACAGAAGTATATCTTGACCAGATACAAGCAAATACCTTAAATGCTCAAGGTATCATTACAGCTATTAACCTTTCTGGATGGAAGGTGTGGGGAAATAATACCGGAGCTTATCCTAGTACTACAGATGTAAAAGATAGGTTTATATCAGTCAGAAGAATGTTTGACTGGTGGGGAAATAGCTTTATTCAGACTTATTTTCAACAGGTTGACAATCCCATGAACACTAGATTAATTGAAGCTCTTGTTGATTCGGAAAACATTAGGGCAAATGGGTATAAAGCCAAACAACAAATTGCAGATGCAAGGATAGAATTTAACCTTGACGAAAATCCTCAAACAGATCTATTGAATGGAGTTATAAGATTTAAACAATATTTAACTCCATATCCTCCAGCTGAAGCAATTGTAAATGTACTAGAATTTGACCCTAATGCACTCACAGCATCCTTACCTGGAGGTGAAGAATAATTATGGCATCATCAAGTGTAAATCCTATTCCTGAAAAGATTGTAAACTATAATGTTTACAATGGTGCGAACAAGCTTGTTGGAGTATCTGCTGAAGTTACTTTACCAAATCTTGAATTGATAACAGAGACAATATCAGGTGCCGGCATTGCAGGTGAATTTGAATCCCCTACACCTGGTCACTTTGGAAGTATTACTATAGAAATCCCATTTCGGACTATTATGGACCAAAGTTTTAGTCTAATGGTACCCCAAGCACAGACCATATATTTACGAGCTGCACAGCAAAGTTACGATATTTCAGCCGGTAAAATTAATCAAAGAGGTTTAAAAATCACATTAAAGGTTATACCAAAAGGAATTAATCTTGGAACTGCTGGTGTTGGAAGACCTACAGAAACAAACAATACATTGGAAGTATTATATATAAAAATCGACGAAAATAATAAAACTCTCTTTGAATTGGATAAACTTAACTTTATTTGTAAAGCTAACGGTGTCGATATTCTCGAACCTATTCGTCGGTTGATATAGGAGGTTAAGTGAATGAAAAGGGTTGTAGAATTTAATAAGCCATATAAATTCGAAGGTGTGGAATATAACGAGGTAGATTTAACTGGTCTTGAAAATTTGACAGTAAAAGATTTGGCTACAGCAGACAAGCAATTCAGTGTTCAAGGTAATATAGCAGTATCTCCAGAAACTAGTATTGCTTATGCTTGTATAATTGCAAGTATTGCGACGGGAAAGCCTGTTGAATTTTTTGAAAACCTTCCTGCAGATGAGGGAGTAAAGGTAAAGATGGAAGTTATGGGTTTTTTATTCGGAAAGGATTAAAGCCAGGTGATGGACAGTTGCTAAAAAAAGCAGCTGTCCGTTTTGCTTTATCGTCATTTACATCTATAGAATTCTTTTTAAATTTATCAATTGATGATTTCTTTGAGATAGCTGAAGAAATCAAGGCGGTGACTTCAAATGGCAAATAAAAGATATGAAACAATGTTTTTGCTTGGAGCAAAAGTTAATTCAAGCTTAAACAAAAGTTTTTCACAAGCACAAAATAAACTTTCCAGCCTTGAAAAAAAAGCTGAATCTTTGAATCAAGCTTTTGCTAAGATTGGAAAAGGAATAAAAGCGGCTGTAGCTGCCGTAGGTGCATATGTAAGTGTTTCAAGTACTTTAAAGCTTATGGAATTTTCTGATACATTGGCTCAAACGAAGTCTAGACTTGACCTAATGAATGATGGACTTCAAACGACAGCTGAATTACAGAAAAAAATATACGAATCAGCTCAACGTTCAAAAGCAACATATAACGATACAGCACAGGTTGTTTCTAGGCTTGGAATTCTTGCTGGACATGCTTTTAATAGTAATGAGGAAATGATACGTTTTGCAGAGCTTATGAGTAAGCAATTCAAGATAGGCGGCGCAAGTTTGGAAGAACAAACATCAGCAATGTATCAGCTTACACAGGCTATGGCCTCTGGCAAATTGCAAGGCGATGAATTTAGAGCTATAATGGAAAATGCTCCATTGTTAGCTCAATCAATAGCAAAATATATGGGAAAATCAATTGGTGAACTCAAGGAAATGTCATCTGAAGGCCAAATAACAGCTGATGTAATTAAAAAGGCCTTATTTGCATCTGCAGAAGAAACAAATCAGAGATTTGAGCAATTGCCTGTAACATTTGGACAGATTGGTACCGAAGCAAAAAATAAAATAATATTTGG